CTAACAATGACTCTATTACCGTAAGTTCAGCAAGTCGTACTCAAACTACTAATGTTCAGCAATCAAGTTTTCAACCAGTAGTTGTTGAATCCTCTATTAGTGTGTTGCAAGGACCAACAATAACAGAAGCACCTAGACCTACAATGCAGTCTGCAATTACAGATATGAGATTAGTTCAAGACACTGATTTAGTAGTTTTTACAAACAACTTCCTAACTAATCGTACTAATCCTTTAACTGAGATTGTAGAGAATAATACAAGACCATCAAACAATACAGTAGAACAAAAAGAAAGCGTATTGAACAAAACCGCACAAAATAATGAATTAGCAGGCGGAGTAAATTTAGAAAGAATGGCTGTACAGCCGGTTGGATATAACGCATATCTTCAATTAGCGTTGAGAGATGTTGCTTTTTATGCACCAAAAGAAATCTATAGAAACCAAAGAGTTATAGATAATCAGCAAGCAGTTCGTTTGTTAAACTTTGCTAGCGAATTAAAACACCAAGAAATGGTGAACCAACAATATGGAGAAAAAAAATAAAATGAGTATTATTGACGAACAATCCGTGAAAGAGGCAAAGCCATATGAATTCAGTATTGCCGGCTTCAAACTAAAACTAAACAGCACATTTCTTGCTGTAGCAATTCCTGTACTTACTACATTAGGTGGTGCAAGTTGGGGTGCATTCGAATTCTACAATGACTATCGCAATATGAAGATGAAGATTGAAAAATATGTTGCGCCTGACTTGACAAACTTTGACAAGAGATTAGCAGTTATTGAAGAGAATAGCCAAAAGCAACTAGAATATACACGTGATATCAAAATTGACTTAAAGAACGATGTCCGTCGTTTAGATGACGTAGTTGCTGACGTAGAACGAACCGCAAAGATGAGCCAGCGTGAAACCGACAACAGTGTCAGAGATTTGCGCACAGAGGTCCGTTCAATTAGAGGCGATATGGAAGGCACATTAAAAGCCAATGGTCGTGAAGTACAGGCTACAGTTAATGAACTAAAGCGTGAGAATCAGGCTTTGGAACGTAAATTAGAAGGTAAGATCAAGCAAGCATTGGACAACCCATTAGCAAATAGATAAAAAAATTTACACACAGAGACATGACTTAAATATTAATATCGTAGACAATACGATTCTTTAAAAAGAGGAAAAACTATATGAAGAAACTTTTAACAGTAGCACTATTGGCAGCAACAGCCGCTTTGCCCGTAACAGCATTTGCATCTTCACTAACCGGTGAAGTTCGTATTGCTGACCCACGTTCAAACAAGGCTGACTCCACAGAGTATCGTGTCGAAGCATGGAAGAAGGCTTTTGGCTCAGTACTTCTAGGTGCAGAATTGCAGGCCATTCAGCCAGCAAATGAAGGCAAGTTGAATTCTTTAGTTTCAGTTAAGGCTGGAACTGAAGTACGTAAATTTGCTGGATTCAAGCCAGTAGCCTACGCAGAAGTTGGACAGCGTCTTGCTGACAGTGCCTCAGGTGGAAACTTTAAATTTTGGGGCGCAGGCCTTGAAGTTGCTCGTCCACTAGCAGCCGGCTTTACCCTAAACACTGGCTATCGCCATCGTGAAGGTTTTAGCGACGGTAACCTTAAGGAAGATCGTCTACACGGCGGCGTTTCTTACGCACTAACCAAAAAGACCAATGCAGGTGTCACTTATTATCGTACACGTAGTGGTGGTAACGATGTTGATGCAATTGGTGTAGGTCTTACAACAAAGTTCTAATTTAGAATTTAGTTGTTTGAGAGTAGGCCCGAGTTTATCTCGGGCTTACTTTTGGGATAAATACTAGACTATGAGAGCCACTGAATTTATTACTGAACGAAAGAAAAAGCGCAAGAAAAGTGCATTAAGAAAGTACTTTTTTCCGGGCTTTGCTTACTATGGGTTTGGTGGTAGTGAGTCGGGTGATGCCGGCGGGGACGCAGGTGGTGAGAGCATCCATGAAACAGCAGTATCAGAGTTAGCCAAAGAATTACCTTCATTAAAAAAGCATGACTATAATACTATTGATTTATTGATGAGAAAGATTTCTAAGAAACACCATATAACCGGTAAGGCATTACATGACCTATTCGTCAAAAAATTCAAGAAAACTCCTGATAGTTGGATTAAAAACAAACTTGACGAAGTTGAAAATGTTGACGATGATTTAGCACATGAAGTAGACAAGTTTGCTCAATGGGCAGGTGACAAATTAAACATTAAGAATTTGCCAAAAATTGAATTGAGTATGGATACAAAAGAAGCACAAGAGAATCATCATACAGGTGGGCATGTCGATGGATCTGATAGCATTTGGGTATACACTGCTAACAGAAACCTTGTTGACATTCTACGCACAGTTTTCCATGAATTGGTACATGTTCGTCAAGGTGAACTAAACATGATTAAGTCCGGTGATAGTTATCCCGGAAGTCCAATTGAAGCAATGGCTGACATGCTTGCCGGTAAGTATATTAAAATATATGGTGAAGGCAACCGACATATATTTCAGTAATGTCAGATTATCAGTTAATACACCTATCAAAATATTCTAATAACAAATTATTTTCTACAGTAAATGTAGAAGAATTCTATTTGGACATGTATGATATCAAACATAGATATCCAAATAAGACTGTATTACTAATTCACATTTTTGAAAACCTAGAATTTACATCATATAATTCAATTGCAATTGAATGTTTCAGAACAATCTTACAGAGAATTGATATAAAATACTATTTTGTATTAGACGGTGCATATAAAAACGAGCATCAACTTATCAACCCTGAATGTATAACTACCTTGAATTGGGGTATGATGTACACATATCATCATGTACATGATAATAAACACCCCGTATCAAATGAATATAATCCAAAGAATGGTAAAGGATTATTTCTATGCGGTAAAGCAGATAAACCTCATAGAATTGGTTTGTTAAAAAGATTTTATGAAACTAATTCATTGAATAATTTAGTTTGGTCATTTTATAATCCAACTAATACTGTTAACTCAATTAGAGAAAATTATTTCAATGAATATTCTGATGAACAGTATGAACATTTTTTACATGAAACTGTAAGGACCTTGGATTACAAACCTGAATATTCAGTTCATCCATTGGAAACATTCAGTCATTATGGATTCCCATATGATGTTAAACTATATGAAGATACTGCATTTAGTATCGTAAGTGAAACATGGTCTCAAGGTAAACAATACCTGTTTACTGAAAAGATTTGGAAAGCCATTGTTAATAAACACCCGTTTATTATAGTTGGTCCTGTTAATAACATTATAATGTTACAGAATATGGGATTTAGAACATTTGAAAATTATTTAAAGGTTAAGGATTACCATCAAAGGGAAGAACTTGAAGATAGACTAGATGCTGTGGTGATCAATGCCGTTGATTTCCGAAACCAACTTGAAGATCAAAATACCGTATTACGGGAAAAGATTAAACAAGACGTAGACTATAATTTTGACCGTTTTATGCAACTTGCCCGAAAAGACATAAATGATTTCCTTTCCGCTGTACAAGCACCCTATAGTTTGATAGCATCAATCATTGAACACCACGCAGAGATTCAACAGTATAATAGAGAAACCGGTCATTATTGATAATGGCTAAACAGGCTATTGACTATGCCTGCTTTTTGAACTATACTAACAAAGTCACAATACAGGAGTAACCTATATGACTACACGTACATTTAACAATGAAGCAAAAATCAAACTTACCCAACTTGTAAACGAGGGTATGGCAGTGATGCAAGAGATTGAAACCCTAAATGAGGGTCTGACTGATACGATCAAGGCAATCGCAGAAGAACTAGAAATCAAGCCCAGCGTACTAAAGAAGGCAATTCGTGTTGCTCACAAGTCACGCCTAGGTGAGACTAATAAAGAAAACGAAGAACTTAACACTATTCTAGAGACCGTCGGCAAGACTCTCTAATATGAGTAGATTGGTTGCATTTGGCTGTTCGGCAATTACCGGCATGAGCCTGCCAGATGTGTATCCAAAAAACAACAAGACCAGTGTTTATGCATGGCCCAATGCTCTAGCAAAACGCATGCAACTAGAATGCGTTAACTTGGGTATTCCAGGGAATAGCAACATAAACATCTTAAGACAAATACTCAATTTTGAATTCAAAGAAAAAGATATCGTTGTAATATTATGGACTCATTTTACTAGAGAAGATATTTTCGACAGTAAGGATAAAGTGATACATATTACAGCCGACAGCAAAAATAATTATAATGCTTGGCTAAGAATTTACAGCGACTATGCATTGAATTTTAAAAATTGGTTGCATATTCATCATGCCGATTTGTTTTTAAAAACGAAGCCCGTAACGGTAATTCATCAGGTGCGTGATGCTACGATTAGTAAACCGGACGAAATAATTGTTGACAATTGTATCGTTGAGGAGTTACAATACAAAGATTACGCATGTGATAATTACCATATGGGTCTAGAAACTCAAAAATATTTAGAAGAAAAGTTTTACATGAGGATTATGAATGTCTTACGTTGATGCGATTCACGATAACAATGGTGACCGCATTTATGTGGTAGAGCGTACGCCAGAAGGCAAGCGCACGTATAAAGAGTTCCCTACAAATTATACATTTTATTACAGCGACCCTAAGGGTAAACATCGCAGTATCTACAACGATCCTGTAAGCAGATTCAGTACACGTAAGCGTAGTGAATTTGAGAAGGAACGCAGGATCCATAGTGGTAAGAAACTTTTTGAAAGTGATATCAACGTAGTCTTTCGCTGCCTCAGCGAAAACTATCTCGGTGTGGAGCCTCCAAAACTTCACACTGTTTTCTTTGACATTGAGGTAGACTTTGATCCTGATAAGGGTTTCAGTCCCACTAGTGATCCTTTTAACCCGGTTACAGCAATCAGTCTTTACTTAGATTGGCTTGATCAATTAGTCACACTTTGCATTCCTCCCCGTCACATGTCTGACGAGACTGCAAAAGAAATTGCAAGCCAATTTGAAAACTGCATTATCTTTAAGAATGAAACAGAAATGTTTGAGACATTCTTTCAACTTATTGAAGATGCAGATGTATTGACTGGTTGGAACTCAGAAGGATACGATATTCCATATATGGTTAATCGTGTCACACGTGTAATGAGTAAGGATGATACTCGCAAGTTTTGCTTGATGGGTCAACTTCCAAAGCCAAGAACATATGAACGTTTTGGTAAAGAAGAAACGACATTTGATCTTGTTGGTCGTATTCACATGGACTATCTACAGTTGTATAAGAAGTACAACTACGAGAGCCGTCACAGTTATAAACTAGACTTCATCGGTGAGATGGAAGTTGGTGAGAACAAGACACAATATGAAGGTACACTTGATCAATTGTACAATAAGGACTGGCTCAAGTTCTTAGAATACAATCGTCAGGATACGATGTTGTTGGTTAAGATCCACAACAAACTGAAATTCTTAGACCTAGCAAATGCGCTAGCACATGAGAATACAGTCTTGTTGCCAACAGTCATGGGTTCTGTTGCAATGATTGAAATGGCAATCATGAACGAAGCACATGAACGTGGATTGGTAGTTCCTGATAAAAAACGAAAGGGTTCTCATGATGAAGATGTACAACAAGCGGCAGGTGCCTATGTTGCTACGCCCAAAAGGGGCATTCACGAATGGGTCGGAGCAGTTGACATTAACTCACTGTACCCGTCAGCAATCCGCGCTCTTAACATGGCGCCAGAAACCATCATTGCTCAAGTCAGACAAACACTCACTGACCAGTACATGCTTGATAAGGGACTCAAACTAGCACGTGAAAAGAAGCGTCATAAAGAAGGTGATGATGCTGTAACAGGCAGTATTCTATGGGAAGGCTTGTTCGGCTCACTTGAATATACTGCAATCATGAGCCAAGAACGTGGCACAATTCTTACTGTTGATTATGAAGATGGTCGTAGTGTAGAGATGAGTGCCGCAGAGATTTGGAAGATGGTCTTTGATAGTCATAAGCCTTGGATGATCAGTGCGAACGGCACAATCTTTACATATGAAAAAGAAGGTGTTATTCCAGGACTGCTTACACGTTGGTATACAGAACGTAAATCAATTCAAAAGCAGGCTAAGGAAAGTTATGGAACTGACATGTATGAGTATTATGATAAGCGTCAGTTGGTTCGCAAGATTTTGCTTAACTCAGCATATGGCGCATTGTTGAACGAACACTGCCGTTTCTACGACAAGCGTATCGGTCAATCAGTAACATTATCAGGTCGTCAGATTGTTAAGCATATGATGAGTACTATCAATGAAACTGTTGAGGGTACTTACTCACATGAAGGCAATGCTATTGTATATGGCGATACTGACTCATGCTACTTTACTGCATATCCTATTCTTAAGTCACAGATTGAAAGTGGTAAAGTTGAGTGGAGTAAAGAAACTTGCATCGGCTTGTATGATGGCATCGCTGATACTGCGAATGAGAGTTTCCCGGCATTCATGGAGAAAGCATTTCATGCTCCTAGAAAGAACGGTGCAATCATTAAGGCTGGTCGTGAACTGATTGGTGATCGTGCAATCTTTATCACTAAGAAACGCTATGCTATCAATATCTTTGATAAGGAAGGCAAACGCAAGGACCAAGACGGCAAGTTGGGTGATATCAAGGCTATGGGTCTTGATTTGAAACGTGCTGACACTCCCAAGTATGTTCAAGATTTCTTGATGAATGTATTGAGCATGGTCATTCAACAGGGTAAGGGCCGTGATGAAGTTATTGAAGCCGTCAAACAATTTAAAGTAGAACTAGGTAAGCAAGATAGTTGGACTAAAGGTTCGCCTAAGAGTGCTAATAAGATGACTTACTATGAAGAACTTGAAAAGAAGAGTAGTACTGGTAAAGCAAATATGCCAGGCCATGTTCGTGCATCATTAAATTGGAACTATCTACGCCGTGTAAACAGCGACAACTATTCAATGAAGATGGTCGATGGTATGAAAGTTATCGTATGCAAACTTAAACAGAATCCACTAGGCTTTACAAGTATTGCATATCCCACAGACGAACTACGACTTCCCGATTGGTTCAAAGAACTTCCATTCGATGATAGTGAAATGGAACGTACTCTAGTAGATGAAAAGATCGAAAACCTATTAGGTGTACTTGAATGGGATTTACGTGCAAATACTGATACTAACTCAACATTTGATGACTTATTCAGTTTCGGTTAAACTCGCTATTGACAAACGTAATAAAATCCACTATTATACATACTGTCATTACCTAAATATTAAAGAAGGAAAACACACATGAAAGATAATTTACAGGACTTAATTCAGCACACACATGGTCTAGGTGTGATCGATCTAATCAAGGTCGTAGGCACAGATCAGGAAACACAGATTGCCGCAATCGCAGAAGATAAGAGTGTTATCGTAACTGGTACATTCAAGACTCCAATCGCAGATTTCATCGGCACATTTGGTATGCCTAATCTAGGCAAACTCAAGACTATTCTCGGTTTTGATGACTATGATGACAAGGCAACTATCAATGTTACCCGTGTCAACAAGGATGGAGTAGATACTCCTACTGCAATTCACTTTGAAACATCAAGCAACGATTTCGTTAACGACTATCGACTAATGAGCAAGACCATTATCGAAGAAAAGGTACGTAACGTAACGTTTAAAGGTGCATCATGGAACGTTGAATTCGAACCTACTGTTGCTGGTATCATGCGTCTTAAGAAGCAGGCTAGTGCTAACAGCGAAGAAAACAACTTTACTACTAAGACTGACAACGGTGATCTAAAGATTTACTTTGGTGACCCATCAACTCACAGTGGTAACTTTGTATTTCACACAGGTGTATCAGGTACACTAAGCCGTCAATGGATGTGGCCCGTCAAGGTATTTCAGTCAATCATGGATCTTCCAGGTGACAAGACTGTTCGTATCAGTGATGCAGGTGCCGCAGAGATTGTTGTAGATTCAGGTCTAGCAACATATCGTTATCTACTTCCCGCGCAGGCAAAATGATAAAGAGTATTAGTGCAACAGGTAGATATATGCAGGTCACCGGTGGCCCCGGAAGCACCTATATTAACAACTATAGCGGCGCATTAGGCGTCGGCGATGTACGTTACAATACTACTAATCAAAATTTAGAAGTATATGACGGTAATAATTGGGTTCAAATTCAAACAGGATATACTAGTGTTGGATTAAACGCCGAAGCAGAATCATTGCTTGATTGGGCCCGACAAAAACGTGATGAAGAATTGCAAATACAAACATTAGCAAAATCTAATGTTGCTATTAAAGATTTATTAGAGCAACGTAAAACTATTGATGATCAAATCTCAATGGTTAAGACTCTAGTAAATCAACGCAATTCATATGGTGAAGAAGTACAGACAAGTATATAATGAGTAAGATTAATATCGGTAACGCAGTATACTCACGTAAAGATGTAGATTTTGTTTACATCCCCGTAACTAGGTGCGGAAGCACTTGGTTACGCAGTGTATTCGAACACAATAATTTTGATTGTATTGGGACTATCGAAAATCTTAAACCACTAGACAGTTTCGAAAATTTACGCAACAAAACAAAACTTATTGTTTTACGTGATCCGCTAGAAAGAATTATTTCTGGCATGTATGCCCCTGAAGATTTTGACTTAGACACAATCTATAGTAGAGAAAAAATCTTTAATAATTTTCCAACAGATCCTCATACTTGTACACAGTTACAATTTCTAAATGGTGTTAATTTAGATGATGTAATTTACATCAAGTATGAGAATAGAAGTGATTGGGGAAGTGATATGTACAACTTGTTACGTCCAATGGTTCCCGATTTTAAAGAAGGTCCTGTTGAATGGAAATGTTGGACTGATGGTTCAAGCCCTAAACATCTAGTAGATGTTGCACGTAATGATAAAGACATATATAATGACATGATGGAGTACCTTGCAGAGGATCAGAAATTTTTTGATCAGGTAAAATGGCATGAATCAAATTAATCTTTCAAATAGTCACAACCCTAATTGGGCCTTATTTCTGCCAGCAGTCAGTTCATTCTTCATTAGTGGCTTAGGTAAGCAACGTGAAGGTGAACAGTATTTTGACAAGGCTAGAATCCCTGCAAGTTTCAACGGTGACGTTGAATGTTTGAACTTCCTTAATAGCAAGCAAGGCTTATACACATATAAGTGGGGCTTGTATTCTGCTGGTCATGCGAATCTTGATATTACTAAGGATGACCATAACGAATCTATCATTCGCAAGAGAGAAGAAGGTACATTTCTTCTAGGAGACTCTGGTGGGTTTCAGATTCTTAAGTGTCAATGGCCAGCAGATTGGAAGGACCCTAATTGCCCACGTGCAATGAAGAAGAGAACAGAAGTTCTTAAGTGGATGGATGAGTACATGGATTATGGCATGTGCCTTGATATTCCTTCACAATCACTAACAACTTATCATATCAAAGATAAGAAGACCGGCAAATCAGCACATGGTATCAGTACGATTGAAGAAGCAATTACTGCTACTCATATTAACAATGAATACTTTATTCAGAACCGAGATGGTCGTTGCAAGTTCTTAAACGTGTTACAGGGACGCAATCATACACAGAGTGATGACTGGTATGAAGAAATGAAGAAGTATTGCGACACTAGTATCTATGGTGATCGTGCATTCAATGGCTGGGCGTTTGGTGGTCAAAACAAGATTGACATTCACTTGATGTTGAAGCGTCTTGTAGGCATTATTCATGATGGCTTCCTTGAAGAAGGTAAGCAAGATTTGATTCACTGTCTCGGCACTAGTATCATGGAATATGCTGTATTGTTCAGTGATATTCAACGAGCAATTCGTAAGTATCACAATCCAAAACTACAAATTACATTTGACTGTGCTAGTCCGTTCTTTGCGGCTGCTAAGGGTCTTGCTTATAATAATAATACGTTTGAGCATGACACTAAGTGGACTTATGCAATGGAAAAGACTGCTGAAAATAAGAACTATGCAACAGACAATCGCAAGTATAGTGATGGTGTATTGCAAGATGGTATTCACAAGTTGTTTACCGACAGCCCAGTAACTGACAAGTTATTGATGAAAGACATTTGTTATCGTGGTCACGGTTTCTTAGGCCAGCATGGTAAAGAAACTAAGACTAGTTGGGATACCCTTTCATATACATTGATTCAAGCACACAATGTATATCAGCATATGATTGCAGTGCAGGAAGCAAATCGCCGTTACGATCAAGGTATCAAGCCTAAGATGGTTATGGATCCACATGGTCATCTTAACTTCTCAGATATTGTTGACGAGATTTTCTCTCTCAAGGATCGTGAAAAGAGCCTTGCTATGATTGATAAGTATGATAGATTTTGGCAACAGTTTAAGGCCGGTCAAGGCTTTAGTGGTAAGAAAACTGTCAATGCACATACTATGTTTAATCAGTTGTTTGAGGTCGAAGAATCTGATACTAAAGACGATCCTGAAATGGATGAAGTCATCGAAGATAGCGATGATGCAATGTCTGAAATTATCGAATAATTGACCATATTGTTTGCATTCATTGTAGAAGTTTACTATACTACTTACATGATCACTTTCTTTAAGGATTAGTTATGTACGCCAATCAGATTAAAACTTTAGAAAACAAGTTTAACGAAATTTCAAAGATGCTAGATGAAATGCGCAAAGAAGGCGATGAAACTAGCGATAAGGCAAAGTCCTTGAATGACCAACGTATGAAGATTTTTGACGAGATTCGACGCCTACGTAGGCTAGAATGGGAAGATAAGCACGACCGTGTTGAATGGGACGATGAGCGTTAATGGACGGCGATCTTTATACTATTGACACAGACTCATTAGGTCTAGGAGCCACAGAATTTAATACTAACCCCAATGTTACTTTTAATATGGGTGATGGTGATGAACTATTACGTATTGCAAAAGATGGATTTTATGTCCGTGGCGTAAAGATAGAGCAAGATGAAGAAGAAGCAGAAAAGGTATATAATGCCTTTCATGCATGGTTAACTTGGACTACATTGAATCGTAATTATTAATGCTACCTAAACTTATTATCACCACTGGCTGTAGTTTTTCTGATAGATGGACAAGATGGGCTTGGCCCTTTCAACTGGCTGACTTCATACTTGAGCATTATCCTGATGTAAAGTTTAGACATGTTGGGATGTGTAGTCAAGGGCAAGAATTAATTCAAAAGAAGGCAACTCTTGCTGTAACAGAAGAGTTAGAAAATTATGGACC